TGTTTGTGTTGTTCTTGTAAGTATATATATCATCTTTTTGAACCCTGAATAGCTCAGATAATTTATTTAAATATTTACTAGGATCAACTGATCCTCTTTCCAATCTGCAATACAAACCTTGTGTAATATCAAGATGTTTAGACATTTCAGATTGACTTAATCCTTTCTCCATTCTCAACTTATGGAGATTATTTGAGTGTTTCATTTTTTGATGTCTCCTCGAGACCAATTAATTAATGATTAAAATTTATGTTAATTGGCATGAGGGGGTGCTATTGGTGGATTATCCCAAACAATTTCAGTTAATCTGTTTATGTGTTTTCTAATTATAATTTTTAAAAGTTTAAATTTAAATAAATATGTCATTTCAAGTCCTTTTGTTTATTTAAACACTAACAGGTCTTACTTGATCCAATTCCTACAGTGTCCTCCCAAAATATAACCATAAGGTAATATAACATTATCTATATTACAAATTATTTAATTTAACATGTGCATAAATATTAAAATAATATTTTTTTGTTTGACCATATTTCAAAACTTGGTTATTTATATTACTATTAGGTAATAATACATAATATATGGTAATAGAATGAAACTAACACAATATCTTGTGCAAAACGAAATAAGTCAGAAAAAATTAGCAGAAATATTACAAGTATCACAACCAACAGTTCATAAATGGCTAAACAACAAAGCCATTCCTTCAGGCAAAAGAATTATTCAAATTGAAAAACTAACAGATGGAAACGTCAGAGCTAGGGATTTTATAGATGGGTAAAGCTAGTAGAGATAAAGGTTATAGAACAGAAAACAATGTCAGAAAGTTTGCTGAGATACATGGTGTCAAAGCTTACAGAGTACCATTATCAGGTGGTGGTTCAATCAAAGGTGATGTTGTTTTTAACAATGGAATAGATGAACTGGTGTCTGAGGTAAAATGCAGAGGCAATGGTTTTAAGCAAATCTATAAATGGCTAGATGATGATGAGAATGATTTATTGATTCTCAAAGCAGATCACAAAGAATTTTTAGCAGTAATTAATCTCAAAGACTTTTTTAACTATTTTGGCAATCAAAAAAAGAAAGGTGGTGATGATGTCACTTAATGCTATGAAATGGGCATTTGACCAACAGACAAAAGATGCAACAGCAAAGTTAGTATTAGTTGCCATAGCTGATCATTTCAATGAGGATTTAGGATACTCGGAATGGAGTTCATATTCTCGCATTGCCAAGATAGGTTGTTGTTCTGAGAAAACAGTGCAGCGCAAAATAAATGAGCTTGTAGCAGTAGGTTTTATCAACAAGGTGCAAAGAGGTTTTAGCAAACCTAATGTGTATTATTTACCTATTTATGAGGTCTATAAAAAGAAACAAGAAATGCTCCATATAGGTCAATCTGACCACTCCATTGTGGACAACCATGTCCAGTCCAATCAGGACAACGCTGTCCAACATGGATTGGACAACCATGTCCAGTCAAGAGTGGACAACCATGTCCAACAAACACAATACAACTCAACTATTAACACAAATAATATGTTTGGTGGACAAATGAAAAAAGAGTTAAGTGAAAAGCAGAAAAAGTTTATTGAAGTTCTAATAAAAAAAATACAAGCCAAAGCGCATGATAGTCGGTTCAGCTATTCTAATTATGAGAAGATTAGAGAAGATATGAAAATAGGTATGCTGAAGAAAGATGGTTCTTTTGAGAAACTATGTAAATATTATGAGTTGGAAATTTGAAGAAGAAAAAACCCATAAATAAAACTGAAAGAGTTTTGCCTACTCCTGAGTTCCTAGACAAGTTTGATGTCATTGAAGAGGATACTGAAAGAGCAGGGCAAAAGAGAATGAGGGTCACTAATCAGAGGTGGCTTGATATTTATCTTAAGAAAGATGTTATTACTTATGAACATTTTATGGCAGCTAGTCGGTTATACTCTATTTGGTCAGCAGCAGGATTTAGACAATCTGTTACAATCAAGTATGATCCTTTGTTGATAGGTTATAGTTCTTCAGATATGAGTGAGAGACAATCTGCTTGTATAGCTGATTATAATAAGATTGCTGATAAGATGGGAAAGATTACGTTTAGTATTCTCAGGGCAGTGGTTATAGAAAATTACTCTGCATCAGATTGGGCAAGATACAACAAACGAGCCAAGAAAGCTGCACCTGAGTTTTTTAGGATAGCTTTGGATGAACTCGTTGATGTATTTAAGAATTTCAAAAGTTAGTAAGCAACCCAAACAAATAGCAATGTCATGCAAAAGAATAAAAAAGCTATAGCTGACAAGCTTTCTCGGATTATAGCAAAAAGCATTCCTTCTTCTTTTTTTGGGGTGGCTTCCTGAATGTGTCTAATAATATTTTTGTGTAACATCATAAACTCCTCAAAGTAATATATATTACCTATTTTATGCATATAAGGTAATAATGCAAGTAATAAAGTAATATAGTTGACGAAGGGAACTCTGTTTGGTAGTGTTTTAACAGAATGGGAAATTGCCCATTGATGAAATTTCAGAAACATGAATAATTTAAATATAGAATATCAAAATATATCTAAATTAACTCCTTATGCTAGAAACAGTAGAACACACTCTGATGAGCAAGTGTCACAAATTGCTGCAAGTATTAAAGAGTTTGGTTGGACTAATCCTATATTGATAGATGAACAAGATGGTATTATTGCTGGGCATGGTAGGCTTATGGCAGCGCAGAGGCTTAATGAATCTGATGTTCCTACAATAAGGCTTGTTGGCTTAACAGAAGCGCAAAAAAAAGCTTATGTTATAGCTGATAATAAATTAGCTCTAAATGCAGGATGGGATGAGGAGATGTTAGCTATTGAGCTAGAAGATTTAATAGGAGAAAATTATAATACAGATCTATTAGGTTTTTCTGACAAAGAAATAAATAATATTTTATCAACCAGTGGTACTGACTATGAAGGTCTTACTGATGAGGATGAAGTTCCTGATGTAGATAAAACAGATATAAAAGAAGGCGATATGTTTGCTTTAGGGCAACATAGGATTATTTGTGGAGATAGTACAAATAAAGATGTTTTAAATAAATTACTGGGAAAAGAAACCATTGATTTGCTTTTAACTGATCCACCTTATGGTGTAAATTACTCACAAAAAAATGAGTTTTTAAATAAATGGGATGAAGGTAAAAGATTACAAAGAGATATTGTTAATGATGAAATAGAGGATTTAGAAAGCTTTTGTACTAGTTTTTTAAATATTATACCTTTTAGCCAATACAATATTTGTTATGTGTTCATGGGTGGTCAAAAGCTACATCATTTAAGAAATGCTTTTGATTTAAGTAAACTAAAATTTAGCCAGTATCTTATTTGGAATAAAAACAACCATGTACTTGGCAGGAATGATTATTTTCCAAAACATGAGTTTATTTGTTATGGATGGAAAAACAAACATAAATTTTATGGAACTTCTAGCACTACAGTTTTAGATTTTGATAAACCTTTAAAGAGTGATCTGCATCCTACAATGAAACCAGTAGCTTTGTTAGAAAAGCTTATTAATGATGGATCATTGCCTAATCAGAATGTTTATGAACCTTTTTTGGGTAGTGGTTCTACATTGATAGCTGCAGAAAAAACTAATAGAAAATGTTTAGGAATAGAATTAGAGCCACATTATATGCAAGTTATTATTGATAGATGGCAAGATTACACTGGTGAAAAAGCAGAGAAGATAAATGGCGAGACCTTACAAGACTAATTCAAAACAAACACCTGAAATAGAAAAAAGGATCTTGAAAGAAATATCAGAAGGTAAATCACTTAACTCTATATGCAGAGATAAAGATATGCCTGATAGAACAACAATACATAGTTGGATTAAAAAAGATCCAAACTTTCAGGTTAAATATGATGAAGCTAGAGAAGAAAGAGGAAACTACTACGGAGAAAAAGTAGCTGAGTTAGCTCTTGCTGTATTAGCAGGTAAGGTTGATCCTAATGTTGGTAGAGTTGCAGGCGATCTGTTTAAGTGGACAGCAGCTAGAATGTCACCAAAGAACTTTGGAGATAGGATGGAGCTTAGCCATAAAGCTGAAGATAGCTTTGTTGATGCTTTAAAGGGTGTACAAGCTAGGGTAATAGAGCATGAGGAGGTAGACAAGCTACCTCTACAACTACGTGCGCACGAGGGCAAAAAACAGCTAAAAAAAGCTATGCATTAGTAACGTCAGGATAAGAGCCTGACATATTTGTAACAATATCAATGGGATAGAGGAAAGTTAGCTATAAAACCATAGCTAAACATATATTATTTGCTGCACCCCCCCCTTGCAAAAAGGCATGGGTGTAGGTCTAGTTGTATATACCCCTCTTAATATTATGGAATTAGAAAAAACATTATATAAGCTAAGAAAAGATCCAGTGTTATTTGTTGAGACAGTTATAGGTGCTACCCCCCAAGCTTGGCAAATAGATGCTTTAAGGGCAGTGTCGAAAAATGATCGTATAGCGATAAAAAGTGGTCATGGTGTTGGCAAAACTGCTTATTTGAGTTGGTTGACGTTATGGTGGTTATTGACCCATTATCCATGTAAGGCAGCAGTAACAGCAAACACAGCGCATCAGTTAAGTGATGTTTTGTGGACAGAGATAGATAAATGGGCAAGGAAGTTGCCAAAAGGTTTCTATGATCAGCTAGAGATTAAGAGTGATAAGATATCTTTGAAGGGTGTTCAGGATTCTTATGCTGTGGCTAGAACCAGTAGGAGAGAAAATCCTGAAGCTTTGCAGGGGTTTCATAGTGAGAATATGCTTTTTATTTGTGAAGAGGCATCCGGAATACCTGATGTAGTTTTTCAGGTTGGTGAGGGCAGTATGAGTACCAAGGGTGCTAAAACTGTTATGGCAGGGAATCCAACTAGGGCAGATGGTCATTTTTTTGATGCTTTTCATAGTATGAGGGATAGTTGGCATTGTATAACTGTTTCTTGTGAGGATTCTGATACTGTTAATACTGGTTTTGTAGATGATATGAAGCGAAAGTATGGTGAGGATAGTAATGTTTATCGTGTGAGGGTTTTAGGTGAATTTCCAACACAATCTGATGATGTATTGTTACCATTGCATTTAGTTGAGAGTGCAGCTAAAAGGCACGTTGAGCCATCGCCTACAACAAGTGTTGTTTGGGGTGTTGACCCTGCAAGGATGGGTGATGATAGGTCATGTTTGGCTAAGAGAAAGGGTCAGGTTTTATTAGAGCCGGTAAAGAGTTGGACTAAGAAGGATTTGATGGAGTTAGCCGGTATTATTGTCAATGAGTATGAGTTGACGAGGTGGGAAGACAGACCTGAGTTTATTTATGTTGATAGTATTGGGATAGGTGCAGGATTAGCTGATCGTTTATCTGAGTTGGATTTACCTGCTATTGGGATTGCAGTTTCAGAAAGTCCATCAATGAAGGATAAGTTTATGCGATTGAGGGATGAGTTATATTGGAATTGTCGCAGTTTTTTTGAGGGAAGGGATGTTCATATACCTCAAGATGATGTTTTGATCTCTGAGTTAACGAATA